GCTCAAACAGGAATCCCAACTTTTCAGGGAAGTCCAGTTCAAGATTCATTCGGCTTGACCAGCTTGATTTGAATGCCCGAAACCTCTACTGGCCCACCACCGTCACCAGTCATCTCAGTTCGGTTCAGCTTTGGAGTGGCGTATTCAGCCATCTGAGCCAGAAGTGTCAAAGCGCCCTTTGGGTCTGCTTTCAGTTCTTTCTCGACACTTCCCTCGGCAACCTCTATAAGCCACTTAGAGACGTTTTCAGCGTTATCCTCTAGCAACCTACTGACTGTCTCTCTAAACGTCTTGGTGGCCTTATTAAGAGAGCCGGGTGGTCTTCCTCGGCCTTTACGCTCTTCAAAGCCAGAATTTTCTTCCCGTAATTTATTCATCTTGGTTTGACTCCCGTAGGTTGGTCAAGGTTAGTGCAGACTTACATCTGCGGGGTTGTTATCTGCCTAGCAATCCCGATGCTGGCATATCGTTGATCTCAAGAATCTTAATCAAATCAGGGTCATAAGTGACATAGTTGACTGATCCTGCGACATCTGGGGAATCATATATCAAGCCGGGAATACCTTTTTTACGCATTGTTTCTTGGATTTGCATCTCAGAAACGCCTGATGCGCGTAGCTTTCCAACAATGTCGCCACCAAGCATATCTTCACCAGAAATACCGAGTTCTTTGGCAAAAGACTGTACGGCTTCTGGTTGTTGCTTTAAAGGCTTATCAAACAAAAGGTAGTTTGGCAATGCCTCGTCAGCAATGTCTAGCTTGTAGAGATAGCTGTCACGGGGAACAGACTCAATCTTTTTAATTGTCTGTTCAGCCTTCTTGGCAAATTCTGGAGAGTATTCGCCACTTTCAACAAAGTCTTGGCGCAATTGCTTGGGGTTCTTGTAAAGCAAAGCCGACTCAAGCACTTCCATTGAGTCGTAATCTTGTTTTTTCTCGGCTTGCTTGTACAAGCCCATCAATTTATCTTCCCACTGTGGCGCTCTAGGAAGATATTTGCCTTCAGCCTCGCGCCTTGCAGCAGCCGCATAAGCACCTTGAGTGTATGCAGAGCCTGTTGCTGGCGCTCTTGTCACATCAAATTTATTGAACAAGTTTGGCCCTGCGTGATACGCAGTAATTCCCATAGGGTTGTAGCCTTCAGCCATCAGACCAGCCAAACGCTGCGTTGCTGGCCCGTAGTCCATGCCTTCTCTTGCGGCAGCAGAGGTCATCTCGTTCAAATTACGCGCCCTGTCGTTGATGTTGCCAACAAACTGCTGTGCGCTTAACAGTGGATTACCAAGCAAATCGGTCAGCTTACGCTTTGCAACATTGCCAGCACTGAAGATTTCACCAAGTAATCCAGCCATATTTTCACCATTTAACCTTGTTTGCCCAATAAGCCGCGCTCATCTTGCCTTTTTCAATGTTCTCAGCATGACGGGCCTTAAAAGCCTCGTTACGCTTTGAGCCATCCGCAGAACCTTTTACGCCTTGTTGACCAAAGCGGATCAGCTTCACATCGTCACCAGACTTAGCCAATACAGCATGGCTTTTGGTCGGGTGACTTGGCGTTGCCTTTGGCTTGTTGTAGCCAGAGAATGACTCTTTGCCGCGCTTAATCATTTTTTGGCAGTCTTTGCAGCAGCCTTGAAAGCAGCAGCAGTTGGCGCACCCTTACTTCCGGGCTTTCTCATGCGCTCAAGAGTCTTGCCAGCGTCTTTCTGCTTTTCAATGCGGTCGCGTTTGGCAGCAATGTTGGCATATGGACCCTTCATTTTGAACGTCCCATCTTTTTGGCAGCCTCTGAAATAGCAATTGCCACGGCCTGATCCCGGCTTTTGACCTTTTGACCAGAGGAAGACTTCAGCTTGCCTTCCTTGTATTCACCCATGACTTTGCCCATCTTGGCTTCGCCTTGTTTATTCATCTTCATATCAAACAATCTGTGTGATCGAGACATCAGTAGCCGTACCACCACGGATCACAGCGACTTTATCGCCACCGTTGACCTTGATGTACTCCACAGCGTTAGGTGGCAGCATCGGGCTTGTTGTCAGTGATGCGGTTGGGTTTGCGCCAATTGCAAAGTGTGCGTGTGCGGTGCTAGCGTTAGCCAAGCGAATGATTGTGCAACCAGCAGCAACGGCTGTTGACTGTACGCTAGAGGCGGTCACAGTCATCACTTGGGTTGTGCCCAAAGCATAGATGTTTGTGATTTGACCGTTTTCGTCAAATTGAACTTTGCTCATTTTTTTCCTTTCGGTTTTGAGAATTTCATAGCCATCGATTGCCAGCCCTTGGACTCGGCTTGCTTACGGGCTTGTTCAGCCAGCTTCTTGGCTTCCTTGGAAGACATTGGTTGTGTGTTGGTCGTTCCCATATCAATCTCCTTCGGATTCGCCGTGTTCCCAACGCTTGCAAGTCTTGCCTTCTCCGCAGACGAACTCAAATTTCTTGCAGTAGATGGCCTCGTCACCATACATCTCTTTGGTTTCTGGGCTGTCATCACCGTATTCGCAGTTGCTGCACAGCTTGCGCTTGGCTTGATCCGGGGCAATGCGCCAGTAGTTGGCAAGGTCACGCCAGAAGTCGCTAGAAGGCTTGCTTGGGTCTTTTGGCCCAAACATTTGCGCTTCTTCCATGTATTTGACGGTCTTGGCGTTCTCAGCCTCGTCAAATTTTGATTCTTCAGCTTCTTCAATCTCGATTGAGATTTCCAGTTCTGTACCAAGCAAACCAGCCATAGTGTTCTCCAGTTACCCGCATTTTACAACACTAGCACAGTTTTGGCGAGTTGTGTATTAGGGTTTGTCCTAATGGAATTTTCTGTGGACAAGTAGATAATTGAGCCATCAACAACAGGAGCCTGACATGAACGACACACTCAACACACTGATCGAAGCAGCACAAGCAGAAAACAAAGCCAAGCGTTACCCCGGCGCTGAAACAGTTATCAACGGCAAAACAGTTTTGGCATACATCGTTGAACAATACCGCAACATAACAAGCCGCAAAAACCAAAAGCCATCAGTGATGTGGAAAGTAAACGGCAAGCGAGTGGCAGCCAAAGACTTGATGGCAGCACTGGAAAACTAAACCAACCGGGGCTTCGGCCCCATCAAAGGAATCAACATGAAACACATCATTGCAGCAACCCTTGGACTTGATATTGCCGACCTTGGTGATTACCGTTACCAGCCAACCAGAACAACCAGACCAATCTATGCCATTGGCGATATCTATGTGGCAGCAGGTCATAAGCCACCAAAGGATGATGTTGGGGCCAAGTGGGAAGAACACAAAGACCAGTTCTGGGCCAATGGACAGACCACAGTATGGATCGCAAAAGCAATTTAAACCAACAGGGTTTTGGCCCAACTTAAGGAATTACCATGAACAAAGAAACAATCGCAGACATCACATTGGCAATCGGTCTTGGTATCACGCTGGCAGCATTTGCTCTGGCTTACTTTGACGTTCTTGTTTAACAATCGGTCTTGCCCTCTTTAGGATGATCTGCTTTGTCACAAAGTCGGTCATCTTCTCCAGCATGGATACCGTTGACTCTTCAAGTTGGCGGTCATGTACCTCCATAGCTAAGTTCACGGCTTGCATCTCCGGGCCACGGAATAAGAACTTCTCCGCGTTCACGCCTCTTTGAGCCATGTGATACAGCGCATCTTGTGCTTCGTTAATCTCTGGCAACCAATCTTTTCCTGTGCCGTGAATGGCGTATGCCTCACACATATTCAGTGCGGCAATCAGGACATCTATCTGATCCCTGTTTCCACGGCCTTGGACAACCTCTGTCAGTGCTGAATGGTTCTTGGCCTTCAGGACAACAATAGCGTCACCAACGCTTGATACTGGCTTCATCCCTGCCAGCACCCAATTAACAGCGTCCAGACGGACTCCCTTGGGTTTGTAACGGCTTTTCTTTCTCATGGCTTCTCCAAAATGATTCTTTCCATCACTTCCATAGACCTGCACAAGTCTTCATGCAGGTAGTCAGGCATACGCTCTTTAAGGCTGAAAGCCCAAGACTCCATTGCTGACAACAACTTGATTGCTTGCAGAGCTTCTTCTTTGGTCATGTGTTTCTCCTTGCTCGGATGGCTTTGGCGCAAGTAACACCTGTGCGAACATCATCTGCATATTCTTCACACACCTTTGCACACGCCTCACGTTCATCAGCACGAATGAGGGCGGCAAATGTTTCGAGGTATATCCGCAACAAAGCCCCTTGCTCAATATCAAATCCAGCCTGACGGGCCATGTCTATCGCGTCTCTCATGTGTTCTCCTGTGTTTGATTGCTTTTCTTTAAATTCAAATGCCAAGGAAGCACTTGTAAGTTGTCCTGCGAATGCAGCCCACAAACGTGCTTGCCTCGCAATGGGAAAACGTGGTCAACGTGAAACTTTACGCCGCCACGACTAAGCACATTGGCGACCTCGTACCACATAACAATCTGATCTTGATCCGCCCATGACGGCGTTTGCTGTCGGCAAGTGGCGCGGCGCACAGATTCGGTTGCGTTCTTTCGACTTGGGTGTTTACGCCTCCATTCGGCAGCATATTGCTTGTTCTTGTCCGCTCTTTTCTCGTTTGCAATGGTTTTGCGTTCGATATATTTATCTCGGTTCAACACAGCCCACTTTTGCGAATTCTCCCGAGAACAGGCCATACAGGTTCCAGAACCAGTAACTCGTGGTTCAATGTGCCCGTTGCGACATGGTTCTCCAGTAAAGTAATGTGAAGCGCCGATGGCTTTTGCCTTTGTTCTAGTTGACGGGATCATTTGTCATTCTCACATTGCCGCTGTGCTGCGGGTGGGGTGGTGTAGAGAGGTGTATATCCATCTTCCTCTGGCTCAGAGTCGGTTAACTCTGTGATGTCTGTTATCCGCATCCACGCCACAGGCTCATGCACAGGAGGTGCGGGTGGGGTGGTGTAGAGCTTCGTGCCGACAGGTAATGCAGGTTCATGCCACCATGACATCGTTACATCTGGGTTTCCTGATTCACTTGTGACTGTTGCCACAGGCTCCTGCACAGGTGCTGAACGGGCTTGCTTGATGGCGGTGATGGCATCGCGGGCTGGCTTTCCACCATCAACCACAGTTTCCCAACTGTTAGGGTCATTTACAGATGTGACAACATTGGTGTATTGCTCCAACGCCTCCAGCGCCTTGTCGAGTGCTTCGTCTTTGGTCATAATGGAAGACCCGTAACTTTCGCCTCAACAAGCATCAGGCGATCAAGTTCTTGCACCACTATTGCCTTGAAATACTCAGCAGGAATATCCACCTGATTTCCACAAGCGGCTAGAGTAATAAGCAGGGTGTGAAGAGCCACATTTTTGTCATAGCTTTCAATGATTGGCTTGATCTCTTGAAACAGTTCCTCAACGGCAGCGTTGTGTTCTTCTTTAGTCATAGCCTTCTCCTTGCTTTGCAGTCGTCTTGCTCTGGTTGTGCCAACTGTTTGCAGTCTGTTGGGTTGTTCATCCTTGGTGCGTACATGAACACCAAAGTGAGTGCCACAACCCAGATGGTGATGGCGATGACTAGGTATAGATGTCCTCTCATGGCATCTCCGCATCTAAAAATTCTTGCTGCCTTTTATCGTCCATCTCGGAAAATGTTTCAAAGTGGTTTTCACCACAGCAGCCAAAACTGGTTTGAGCATTGCCGCAGTAGCAGCAGTAGGCTTGGGAGTCTTCCATGAACTCTTGGCGCAATTGTTCTCTGGTCATACGTTCCTCTGCTCAAAGCTGTAGTCAGACATCCCGGCTTGGGCTTCCATCTCTAAAGCAATCAGTTGCTCTTTGGACAAGATACCCGTTACATCAGTGCAGTCGTAGTAAACAGCATCCAGCGATGTCACAAAGTCAGTGCCATCTTCGTCAATGATTTCTTCTATGTTCATCACAACAGTGATTACGCCACCGTTCAAAGTTGTGTTGTATTCAAATTCCGTCATATTGATTCCTTGGTTAATGAGCCTTTATTTTGCTCTTGCAGATCAGCTTTGTGTATTAGGAGAAACCCTTAGGTAGCGGCACATCATCAGGCCACAAATTACGCAGACGCAGAATTGTCACGGTCAATCTGTGCGCGTCTTCCCACATCTCCATGCGTTCGGCTTTTGTCATTGATGTTCCTTGGTCAAGCTGGCTGTGACAGTGAAAGCACAGGCTTGCTATTAAGTTGTCATCAGCCTTAATCCCACGACCTTTGCCGCCGCCCCAATTTGTATGAGCAGCCACCACAGTCCCATCGTCAGCTAAACAATGCTGGCAAGGTATCTGTCGGGCGTTTTCAAGCAGCTTCTTGCTTCTGACATAGTTATGCTTGGGGAACATCATTTGATTCTCCAATGCTTGTTGGCGACCACTTAACTTCACGGTTGTCACCAAAGGCGTGTGCAAGCGTTATCAGGTCTGTCATCTCTTGCTTTGTCATCTTGCTGGTTGACGTTCCAAGAACAACAAAGCCACCATCCATTCCGGGGATTGCCCGTTGCTTTTTCAAGCCAGCAGTCAGCAAATCCTTGTATTCTTCTTTGGTCAGCTTCTCGCCATGCCACAGCACTTGTTTGGACAGATCTGTCAGCACAGACCACAACAAGGCGTTTTGTTCGGTGCTTCTCTTTTGCTCTTCAATCGTCAGCACCAGCTTGTTTCCAGCCAGCAAAAAAGGCTTGGCTTTTTGCCAAATGTCTTTTAAGACAGTGTGCGCCTGTTGCGCGTTGTAGAGGGTGACTTTCAATTTTTGCCTTTGTAATTTTTATGATGCGTAAGGATTGTGCGTATGAAGACAAGCCGCTGATTTTTTGTAAGCATTGATTGCATCATCAATTTCTAAAAAATATCCAAGATGAACACCCTTGTAATTGACTGTAATTCTTGCTCTCCATTTTTTAAGTTTTTTAGACCAATCAACACCGGGGTGACCACTTTTGTTATTTTTTGCAACACTCCTATTTTCAGAGTTTTCTTTTGATGTGGTAAGCCTTAAATTTGACAACCTGTTATCAAAACCATTTCGATTAATGTGATCTATTCTTAATTCTGGAAAGTGCCCATGAACGTACAGCCATGCAAGCCTATGCGCCTTATACAACTTGTCTTCAATTCTTATCACAAAATATCCAGTTGAATGTTTTGTTCCAAGAATTGCGCCAGCTTTATACCTTGCAATATTTTTTACTCTTGTAAAAATTCCAGTTTCTGGATCATAAGAAAGATGATCTTTAAGCTGCTGTTGCGTAATCATGTCGCACCTCGTTATTGGTGGAAATCGTTACTGAGTTAGGTTGTGGCAGGACGGTAACGAATCGTCTTTTCCCCCGCTAAAGGTAGCCACAACCAAATTTTACTCTAGTTCTTCTCTGACGCAGACATGAACACTTGAAATTGTGTCATATCGTTTAGTTGCGTGAAGACTGACAACTTGCCTGTCATCAACATACACAATGCCATTCATTGCATCAAGTACGCATTTGCAAACATTGTCTATGTCCATCTTCTTTGGCCTTTCAATTCTTGCCAAACAGGCTTCCTTGCGCTTTTTTGAGTAACTGGCAGGGATTGCATGGTTGATGTAGATATAGACCGCTACAGGCGTTTCTAGAGGTATTGCTGGACACATTGCAGACAATGCTTGGCTGGCAATCAACGCTTCGTAGTCAGAAGTCTTTTTTGGCGTGTAGGTGCGACCAGTCTTTGTAAACCTTGGGCGTTGTTTTCCAACAGGGTCGCCCTCCACACTGAAGATCAATTGAAATGTCATGCTTCTCGCGCTTTCAGCATAGCATCAGCCATCTTGTAAGCATCTGCCGCAGTGCGTAATTCATAATTGTTGACTCCAATAAGACCACTGTATCTATCGGAGCTAACAATTGACTGCATCGCCTTGGCTGCAAAGTAGTCTCGCAGGTTCATGCCGTGTGAATTTGTCGATTGGTCTTCGATGTAAACGCTTTGAACGGGAAACGCTGGCCCACCTGTGTTTGTTGTCATTCAAGTTCTCCTGATTGAAGTTTCTTCATATACTCACGAATCCTCACAACAGCGCCCGTTCCGTAGGTTTTTTCAAGCCACTCCATACGAACAGGCGTTAACACCCTTTGGCCTGTTGATTCGTAAGTCCTGAACAAGACTCGCGCTTCACCAAGCTCAATCATGTATCTGTCACCCTCATTGGATATTGTTTTCCTGCTGTAAGCCATTGGTGGTTACCCTAATATCCACAACTTATCTTGTTTTTTGATTGAGTTAATTTGCGCCAGATAAGCCAGTGTGAAGTGGACTTGCTTTTCTTTCCAGACAGTGT